AGTAGGAAATTTAGCAAGAAGTATTTTAGGATAAGATGCCTAATAGATATAAGAACATATCAAGAGATAGAACCGAGGAGGGTAGAGAGTATATTTCTAACCCAATTTATCCGGATATTCCTGAAACCCCGGACGATATTTACCTTATAACTACCGGAGGAGACAGATATGATGTACTAGCTCAGCAGTACTACAGTGACTATACCCTCTGGTGGATTATAGCCACAGCTAATTCAGATCAAAAAAGAGACGGTTTAATAGTTAAACCAGGGGTCCAACTCAGAATTCCTGCTAATAAAGACCAGGTACTAGAAGCTTTTGAAAATTTAAACGCTTCACGATAATGTCTAAGTTTTTAGGAGAACCGATAGATCAGGGAGTTACCGATCAACTTTCTCGAAGAGGGGACATTATGAGTTCCCGAAACCGTACTCCTGAGCAACTTCGATATCTAGCCTCCAGAACTTCATGGGTGCGTCTTACCTCCGGTGTCGACACAGAAACAGGACCAGACGAATGTAAGGAACTTATACTTCAAGGTGGTTCCGGATATTACAACTCAATAGAGGATAAGCTGTTTTTGAGAGGAGGTATATCCTTTCAAAATAATGACCCCGATATATCCAAAGCATACAATACTGCAGGAGCATTTGGAACTAGGCCCATGCCGGGTATAACAGATTTTTCTGTAAAGTGTAAAGGTAGATTTGGCTCCATAAAAGAGACTAACATTAGCTTTAATGTATGGTCGTTAGAAGATCTAGAAAGAGTTGAACGACTATTTTTTAGACTTGGATATAGCTGTATCGTTGAATGGGGACATTCTATTTACGTTGAAAACGACGAAACTATCACAACTGGTGGACTAACTGCAAATTACAACCAGTTCTTTGACTCTCCTTCGTCAAGAGAGAAGGCTCAAAGTGTTATAGATTCTCAAAAAGAGAATACTTCGTATAACTATGACGGATTCGTAGGACTTATAAAAAATTTCTCGTGGGGATTTAGAGCAGATGGAGGATATGATTGTAACATAAGTATAGTGTCTTTAGGAGAAATAATGGAATCTTTAAAGACAGATAAGTCAACCTTAGACCTAGAACCACTTCCCTCATCTGACAAAGAGTCTAACAGTAGCAAAGCGAGAGCTAGTTATTTTCATTTTCTAAATTATGCTCTTTCTGAAAATACACCCACTGACGGCTCTTTCCAACCCCTAAGGAACGTAGAAGTTAAGAAAGCACAATCCAGTATTGACTCCCTAGTTACGAGCCTTAGGACAGACCTAGAGGAAGGCGGACTAGGATCAAATGTTCCTTTAGGTGTAGTAGGTTTTAATGTGACTACCGACCGATCTGAGGGTACCCAAGAAGATCAAGTAGTAAAAGTGTTCTATATTACATTAAGAACATTTTTAGCAATGCTGAATAGGTTCTACCTCCTTAAGGTGAATAATGTAACGGAGCCGAAGTTTGACGTTTCTCTGGATAGAGCACCTAAGTTTAATACGCACAAAGGACATTACTCATCGGATCCTTTCGTTTGTCTCTTACCAACCTCTCCGAATACCAGAAGTATTAGTAGCTTAAAACTAACTGACCTATACGAAGGCGATAACAGTACCATTTTAAACATTCCAATCAGCTTACCCTATATAATTGAGACATATAACAGCCTAACAGAAGGTTCAGATGCTGAGAGTTTTTCACTTTTAGTTTTTGTAAATAAGATTATAGCGGGTATTCGAGAGGCGTTAGGTAGGGTAAATGATTTTGATGTTGTATACGACGATGAGACCAGACTATTCTCTATTGTAGATAGAAACAAAATAGATGTATTAAAATCAGAACTGCCAGAACTAGACTTAGTAGGACTGAGAACTACAGTATCAGATTTAAAAATAGAGTCAAAGATAAGTTCAAGATTAGGAAGTCAAATAGCTATTGCGGCACAAGCATCACCGCAATCTTCGACTAGTCTTTTAACCAATCTTATAAAGTGGAACGAAGGAAAAGCAGACCGGTTTGCACTCCTAAAATCCGAAAATCAAACCTCAGACAACACCTCATCTTTACCCTCTATAAGATCAGTAGAAGCCCAACTAAGAGATTTATCCAAAGAGAAATATAACGAAAACTTAAATAAACTATACCGAAAATTAAACAGAACACCAGGAGAATATGTATCGGAGGAATGGCAAAACTTACAAAAAGAATCTTTTCAAGATCAAATAGAGGCTAATCAGAATAGCAAAAAAGAGAAAAATTTTCCTTTAGCTGGTATCATTCCAATAGATGTCTCCTTCACCCTTGATGGTATCGGTGGAATTAAGATAGGACAGAGTGTTCGGTTCAAAAAAGGATTTTTATTGCCAAAGTACGAAACTTTTTCTTATATTGTTACAAGAGTAGACCATTCGATAGGACAAGATAACCGGTGGACTACTCAGCTTCAATTCAATCCGATTATTTACCCGTAGAATGTACCTACCAAAGAGCAAATATCGAATTAGGAGTACCCCCGGTAACGAATTCGTTACATCGGATGGTACTAGCTATAAGGGCTCAGTTGTAATAACGTACAAGGGAGAGGTATTTGCCGGCTCAAGTCTTACAACAATCGGAGAAAAACTTTTTAGTAAAGAAGGATTTGAAAAAGTTGACGATACGGAAACGCCACCGCTGTTTAATGAATATCCCAAACCTTCTGAAAGAGACTATACAAAAGGAAGGTTTACGAGATATTTTTGCATAGACCAAAGGGATGGTAAGATTTACGAAGTTACTAAAGACACCCAAGATAAGTTCAAGAATTTTAGGTTTATAACTAGAACCTCAGTAGACTGGAATCTTATCGGACCAGTTGAAGATACGAAAGTAGGTGATTATATTTACCCCGGCACGGGTAAAAGAAATCAGGATATTATAGATAGATTAGAAAGAGCTGTTCCGGGGTTTAACGATTTTCTATCTCCCGAACAGTTTGTTCGATAATATACTTTTCGTATATTTAGGAAAACGGTTTTAAATAAATGTTTTATATCGTAGAGACGCCCGAACAGGTTAAGCGTCTGTTAATCTTTAAGAAGAAGGATTCGTACGTCGAGGTAATTCAAACCTCTGACGAATACCATCCTAAGCTTTCTTCTCCAATTGCTCTCTACATTAGACCTCTTGATCAACCAGAAGGTTTTATACTGCCGATAGATCATCCGGAAGGTCTTAATATACCTGCAGAGATAATCGAGAAGGTACTTTCTTCTTTCAATAACAAGTACGTATACGATAAGAAAGCTTTTCTGTACCATTTTAACTGCAAAGATCTGAAGGATATTCAACTGCTTAACGCACTTGCCATCGGAGATACGCTCAATCTACCGAATCCACCAAAGATCTTCAACCACTTCTACAATAAGTATAGAGAATCTAATCAGGTAAACAGGTTTATTCCGCTATCAAAACTGTACGAAAGAGCAGAAAATAACTTTAACTATCTGCTCCCGGTTATAGAAAGCAATAGAAACATAGAATCATGGGATTGCTGGGAATTTTATAACGAGGTAGGTACAGAAGTATTCTTTAAAGCTGAGCAACATGGGCTTAGAGTAGCATATCAGTCCTTTATAGACCTGTTTTCTCCTCAAGTACCTGATTACAATATCAAAGATAACGTAACGTATACATACTACAACCTATACAACGTTACATCTAGACCAACAAATGCATTCAATAGCGTTAATTATGCAGCTATTCCGCATAAAGAGCAGCACAGACAGGCTATCCTACCTCAAAACGATCTTTTTGTAGAGTTCGACTTTGATGGATACCATCTTAGACTTTTATCTGAACAAATAGGCTACGAACTTACACAGGAAAGTGCGCATAAACAGCTGGCTAAATTATACTTCAAAAAAGATGAGATATCTGACGATGAATACTCAGCTGCCAAGCAGATTAACTTTCAAGCACTTTATGGTAAGATTCCTGCAAAATATAGAGACTTAGAAGTTTTTAAGAAGATTCAAAGCTTTATAGACGATTTATGGGATACTCTACAGCACTCCGGTTATGTAGAAGCACCTATTTCGAAACGTAGATTCACTTCCAAGCTTGAGAAGATGAACCCTCAGAAGCTTATGAACTATGTCATGCAGAATTTGGAGACCTCTAGAAACATTCTTATATTAAAAAAAGTTTTAGATTTCTTAGAAGATAAAAAGACTAAGGTAGCTCTCTATACGTACGATGCTATCCTGTTTGATTTTAGTAAAGAAGACGGTAAAGAGCTTTTAGAAACCTTAGAAACACTATTAAGCCAGAACAATTTATACCCAGTCAAGTTCAAATATAGCAAAGACTATTGTTTGGAATAGATACTTCTATTTATAATGGATATACAAACTAATAATATCATTTCCTTCGAATACGACTTTGAAGAGTCGTTTAATTTCGACGATATGAATAATAAACTATTCTGTACTTTTACGACCGAGGAGGAGCTAGAGAATACCATTCAGAGCATCAAGGATAAGTACAGTATCGTATTTAATAAGATTTTTGTTCTTTTCTCCAAGAGCCAGAACGAATACATGTGCACCTACAACGTAGATGAGGCAAATGTATCTACCTTTCTTGAGAATACTATTCTGGTACACCGGAAAAAAGAATCAAACACTCTCTACACTATCAACGCTCTAAACGAACTCATTAAAGAGCTGAATGATGGAGAGTTAGACACTTCCTTTAGAGTAAATTGGAATGATTACAGAAACTGTATTCTTCTGACTAAAGGAGCCGAGCTAAAGAGAATCAATACTAAACTTCACGAAATCGTAGAGTTTTAGTTGATCTTTAGCATCCAAGGTACTATATTACCTTATCAACTAGTTACAAACAATAAGTTATACTATGGATCTTAACGCAATTAAAGCACGGCTGGACTCTATGAACGAGAGCTCCCAGCAAAGAGAGAAAGTTGATTACGATACGATCTTTTGGAAACCGCCCATCGGCAAATCCGTAATTCGTATTGTACCGTCAGCTTACGATCCCACCTTTCCATTCTCAGAGCTTAAATTCCATTACGGTGTAGGGAAGTACCCTATGATTGCTCTATCGAATTTTGGTAAGCAGGATCCAATCGAAGAGTTCGTAAAAGAACTTCGTAAGACAGATGACCGGGATAACTGGTCTCTGGCAGGCAAGCTTACTCCTAAGACTCGCACTTTCGCACCCGTTGTAGTACGCGGTGAAGAAGATAAAGGTGTTCGTCTATGGGGCTTTAGTAAGACTGTTTACAAAGCACTTCTTTCGCTTGCCGAAGACGAGGACATCGGAGACTACACAGACGTAGTAAACGGTTTCGATATGGTAGTTGAAGTTACGGAAGGTAATCCCTACCCGGTAACTACAGTACGTATCAAACCTAAAATGACAGAGCTGCACAGCGATAACAATTTGGTAGAGACTTGGCTGAAAGAACAGCCAGAACCTAAAACATCGTTCTCTCAGTACGATTACGACTTTATCAAAAGACAGCTTCATAACTTCGTAAACGGTACCTCGGACGATGAAGAGACAACACCGACCCCTCAGGTTACTGAATCTACATCTTCGGATGCAGAGGATAGGAACTTTAGAGAGACCGGAGAGTTTTCTTGGGAGAAAAAAGAAAGCACTGACTTCTCTCTAGAAAATAAGTCTGCAGTAAAGTCCGACCCTGTCTCTAAATTCGATGAACTCTTTAACGATTAATGGCTAAATCAAAAACTAAAG